GTTGAGTTCCACCCAAAGGTGCTGGTGGGGGCGGAAGTCCTGGAACACCCCCTGCAGGACTAGGGACACCAGGTGCAGCTGCTGGTGGAAGACCAGCTTGCATTGGGGTAGGTGGTTGAAGCGATTGAATCTCCAGATCAAACAACTGATCTTTTCTTCTTCCTTGCTCAATTGCTTCAATTTGTTCTGGAGGTAGCTTCCAAATCTTGTCATAAACAAACTGCTTATCGAAAACACCGTTTTGTGGAACCATCGCCGAAACCTCAAGCTTGTTACGAACTAGCTCAAGTCTCTGAAGTTCAGAAATCATAGATGGGTTAGCCATACTCAACTCAAAGTTAAGCAGGTCATCACCACGGAACCCCATTGTCCAAAGGTGAATGATAGCGATCTTGTTTAGCTCAGACAGGAATACACGCTGGACTCTTTGAATGGTTCTAGCAAACCTTACATCTTGTTGAGACAGGGTAGATTTAGCATTGACATCCTCTTCATAACCTAGATACGATTTTGGAATCTTCAAGGCAGCAAACAGCTTATTCTGAATGTACTTAAGGTCATCAATATCACCAGTAAACTGTCCACCAGGCAATGTTGAAATATCAGAAGAGTGTTCACCACGAGTTGGGATAAAGTAGTCTTCATCTACACTTAGTGGGTTGTACCTTAGGTCCACACGACCTGTGCTAGAATCTACAACTTGATTTCTCTTAAGTTGTGTTCTTGCTTTCTCCATAAACTGGGGAACATCTTGTGGTGCAATGTTTCCGATGTCAATCTTGAAGACACGACGCTCTGGGCTACGTACAATACGATAAACCATGACGGCATCTTCCATCAAGATGAGCTGGCGCCATACACGTCTAGCTACCTCAAGAATAGAGGATCCATATGGCAAAAAGTTGTCATTGCTAGACAACCTAAAGTGAATGATTTGCCAATTTTCGAGAACCTTGTTTCCTTGGTTCACCCAACGATACCTAAACGCCAAAGGATTCTCTTCGTCAAAACCTTCTTCACGTTCAATCTCGTTAACCGGAAGTGGTAATGCGTTCAGGACTCCGTAGTCAGGGTGGTGATCTATAAGCAGGAACTGATCACCATACTTACACATGTTACGAATCCAGTTCCATGCTTCGAACTCCAGGTTCAAAGTATCATAAAAAAGATTCTCTAGTACTTCTCGGATGACTTTGTTGTGAGATTCAATTTTGACTATCTCACCACTCTCTCCGGGGGAGCAGCACTCATCAGCATAAATGTCAAGAGCAGTACCAATTTCGGCCATGCTCTCCATTTCATTGTAATCAGAGTATCGAGCTAATCTATTGTATTGACCATATGAAGCAAGCGTGCTAGCATAAGCAGCATTCGTATTCTTCAGGAATGCTCTAGCTGTACCTACAGGAGTACCATAATCGCCTGGGCCCTTAATCTTGTTAGCAATACGATGCTGAACAACAGGACCATCACGAAACAAGCTCGCTAAGTCATTATAGTACTTTCTTATGCCACGATCTGCCATTTATTAACCTTTCGAAATAAGCCAGTTCAAATCAATCTCATCACCGTTGCCCATAACCATTTTGTTTTGGTTTGAGACAACTCTTTCGATCCTAGAGCGAGCTTCCATTCCACCACCATCAAAGTGGAAGTCTGAATACGTACTTGTAGGTGTTCTAGATGTAGACATACCTGCTAACATTGCCTCGGTCATTGTGTCGCTTCTATAAGTATACATGAAGGCCTCCTCTCGCACCCATAAACCACCAGCAAGTGCCATTACAAGGTCATCATGTGAGCCACGTTGGGCCTCAGGTCTTTCACCCCTATCTGTTTCTTTAACAATAAAGGTCCGGAACTCCTCAGCAAGCCTAACTGATCGCAAAATAACATCATCCATACGGACATATTGCTCTAATTTTGCCAACATAGGAACTCTGTTTGCTGAAGTCACAGTATACCCAGCCAAATAATCATTTCTAGTTTGAGCGTAGTAAGGATCCACGCCCCAATTGTCTTTTGTTTTTGGTCTTGTTCGTTTTGAGTAATAAATATGAGGGAATTGAGCTTCTTCCATCTTCAGGATCGTTTGTCCTGACCAACCAGAGTTATTTTCTGGTGCAATCGTAGCATTATTGTACAACGAAGAGACCTGCATCAGGAGCAAGCCTAGATAATCAGGCCTCAGTTTCCCTTTATACTCTGCAACCTGCTCTAATGGTGCACGATCAATTCTGATGACATGAAACGCTGAAAAGTCAGAAGCATCACCACGAGCTACATCGCAAGATATGAGATATGTTCCTGTTCGTTCAGGCCTTTGCCATATCCACACATCTCTGTTGGCATGAAAGAACTCTTTTGGCTCTTCAATTCTCCTAAACAGTTTTTGTAAAGTATCTGGATCTAAGAATGTGTCACCGGAAGCATTGAAGTTACACAAATACTCTTGGGCGATTTCACGTGGGCTCTTGCCTTTTGTTTCTTTCTCAAACCATGCAGAATCATGATCTGGATGTACCCACCACATCAGCCTGTCACTGTAAGACTCTGATGGATCTTCTGGGTTGACATAGTTGCCCAGCTTACAATTGAAGTTGTTCTCGTTGTTGCTTGCCTGAACAAAACATTTATGGAAGAAGTTTCCTGTACCATTTGGGGTGGACAAAAGAGCAGCCGAACCACCCGTAGAAAGAGTAGGCCACAGACCAACCCAAATCTCTTCAAACTTCTCAATGTGAGCTGCCTCGTCGACTACTAGAAACGAAACAGCCTCAGAACGACCTACGTCAGTGGAGGTTGCAACAGCCTTCACACGGGAACCATTATCCAGCTCGATCGAGTGCCTGTTGTCAACGGTCATAGGGGCTACATCTTTAATCCACTTTGGAAGATATTTGAAGATGTTACGAATGGTGCGAATCATGTTCTTCGCAGTATCTTGTTTGGTCGCAACAATGAGAACGTTCTTGTCACGATGCAAAAGAATGAACCACGCTACATAAGCAGCGGTGATAGTGGTTAGTCCCAGCTGTCGAGCTTTCAATACAATATTAAAACGGTTATCGAGATAAGCTTCGATAACATCGTTCTGATAATCGTATGTTTTGAAAGGAATCAACCCCCGAAGTGGGTGCTGAATCTTGGCGTAGGAGTTAATGAAGTACAGGGGATCCTTCCCGCACTTAATAATCTCCTGTATTGCAGCCTTCTTGCTGAGACGTGCCATTGATTACAACTTTGCGTTAAAGTCGTATAGGCATGTGCTACGTACAAGGTAACGACCGACAGGGCGGGCACCATGACCATGTCTACTGGATCCAAGTAGCCATGAACTTTCTGCGGTGACTCTGCCTGCCTTTTCGAAGTAAGGAGTCTCCTCCTTTACCTTTTTTAGCGTAATCTGCTTTCCTGTAGCTTCTTTGAATTCTTTCTTGAGTGCTTTGACGGTAGCTTCTAGAAATTTAGGTCCGTCGTCTTGTTGTCTAATTCTCTGCAGTTGTTCAACAGAGGCAACTTCATATCGATGATAAGTTAGCTCCAGAAGACTGTCACCCTTGTAGCGCATGGTCAAGCCACCTACTTGGGTTGCAGGCATATTCCAAGTATGCCCGCCACTGACAGCACCGTGCTTGTAGTCTTCAAACACTTGGGTCAGGACGTCATACAATGCCTTACTTTGATCGTAGTTTTCGTAGGCCATAAAATAATCCCCTATGGATAATAGTAGTCTATACTATATATAGCCGTTTTATTGGGGATTATTCTTTATTTTTAGAAAGGAAATAGGACTCCACTTCTTCCTTAGTTTTGCCTTCGAAAAGACCACCAATCGGTGCATAATGAGCTAAATCGATTGTTGGCATCTTTCTGTCTTCAACGTGCACCCATCGGTCTTCGACAATGGGGACAGAAAAACGGTTTTTTATGAGAGTGAGGAGTTCCTTTTATTGTAACTTTGTAACCTTTGGGCATCTTATCTCCAAGGATGCCATACAACGTTCACGCCGTAAAAAGTTTCTGCTTTCTCACCCACATACCCAACAGTAAACATTGGGCCTAGCATGAAGTTAGAGAAGATGTTGTAGTTAGCACTGATGCCAAACAACAGCCCTGTTTCACCAAATAGTACGTTACTTCCCAAGCTGATGTTTTGGTACCATCTGTAGTCTAACACGCTAGGATCAACTTGTAGTTTTAGATCAGCTGGAATGAAATCTGATGTCTCTGAGTCAAGGTAGACCCTGAATGTTCCATCATCGTTTTTTGTTAACACCAACTCTAGATTGAGCGCACGCAACCACTCAATCTTTATTTCTGCTTCGGGAGGGTTTGTGAGGGTGTGTCCGCTAACTTTAAGTGGGTCATCTTCTTGTTCGAAGTCGACTCTGACTCTAAGGTCAGACTCACACCCAGTGACTTCGCCACTATCAGGTTCAACAGTATTCCCACCCCTATCAACAATAGTTTGCTTAGCATTCTCAACCCTCACAATTTTGTCTTTGAGTTTGAGGTTTGCTTGAGATAATGCTAAAATGCTTTCGTCTCTATCGTCAATGACTTTCTGAAGGTCTTTCTTGCTTGTCCTCAAATCTTCTGTTTCAATAGCCAGTCTAGAATAAGCAGTTTCAGTTTCCTTTTGCATCTTCTGGACTTTAGCAAGCTTGTTGTTCAAGTCACGACGTTGATTGCTAAAGTCCCATCGTTGATAAGCAAGTGCACCAGCAGCAACCATCAACAACACAACCAAAACTGCAGATATGTATTTATGCATCAAGCTTCTCTCTTTCTAGCTCAATCTTCTTAAGATCATGCTCCAGTTCGTCCTTCTTATTTCTCCTGTTAACGTATGCTAACAGCGTTGCACCCAAAAATGCGGTAACAACAGTGGCATCAGGAGAGTGTAGCACAATTTCCTGAGACCCTACAACGAACTTACTGCCAGCCAAAACGCTAGCAATAATGGCGCCAACAACTGTTCCAGCGCCCATAACGGCAAACGTCAGCATAGAGTCTGGTACTCCCTTGCTGTTTTTTAACATCCACTTCATTTTTTGTCCTCTTGGGCTCTGGGGCACCACCAAGAATGAAGTCTCGTATCTTTTCCGTAAACCTTTTCAGATCCACACTCACACTTTATCTTTCGTTTGAAGTCAAGTTCTGTTTGTTTTTCTCTGTCAAGTTCGTTTAATAGGGACTCTATCTCTTTCGTGCTAAAAATTAAACCATAACCCTCGCAAAGCCTTCTTCATCACGTTCAATTTGGACCACATGATCCACCAAATCTTTGAAGGCGTCGATATGAGTAATTATGATGACAGAATCAAAGAGGTTCTTCAAATACTGAAGAATCTTCTTGGTTGCGTCCATATATTCCGGATCTAGGGATGAAAACACTTCGTCCAACACATAGATGTTGGCCCTGGGGAGGGTAGTAACGCTAACCATTGCTGCACGAATGGCAATAGCAGCGATAGTTTTCTCCATTCCTGAGCACAACTCAATCCTTCTAGATTTAGACTTATCGTGCTTAAAATAAACCTCTATCTCTTTACCATCTTCATCAGTCTCAACCTCAATATCGAAGTTGACCTTACCAGACAAAATCTTCTTGATCTCTTTGTTGATGAGGCCAAGGTTGTTCCTAACGATTAATTTCGAAAGACCAGTTCGACCAACTGCCTTCAGATAATATTCATAAGCCTCATACTCCTCAACAAGCTCATTGTACTTAGATTCTTGTTCTGTAATCGATAACAACTCTTCATGTAGCGTATCTACATCTTTTCCAGCCAACGCTAAGTCACTGCTTATAGCTGACTTCTCAGCATTGAGGGATTCCAATGAAACTTGTAGTTTACTGATTTGCTTCTGAATATTTCGATTCTGCTCAATTGCTCCCTGGCTTTCGACTAACTCCTTTTTGGCAGACTCAAGAGTCTTAACCTCCTTGACCATCTTGTCAAACAAGCTAGACTCTGTTGCAATGAGTTTTTCTTGGCTCTTGAGGTTTCTTGTAAGTGTTAGGGAGAAGTCAACGTCATCCTGATAGTCCTTGAGTTTTTCATGTAGCGGCTCAAGCTTTTCATTAATCTTGCTATTTTTATCAGTTAACTCAAGCAACCTCACCTTCTCTGCTTCAAGCTTAGACTGCTCGCCTTGTAGGCTCTTAAGTTCATCCAACATACAGCAGTTGTCGTTAGAGATGCAGTCATATTCTTCAAGTCTGCCAATAGCCTTACTATTTGCCTCCATGGATCCCATGGCAGAGCCCAAGTCTCCAAATAAGTTTCCAGGTGTCTTCTCGGCCTTGAGGTCGTCGATTTGCTTTTGTATTTCAGATACATCGAAGGAATCTACCTTCTCCAAGACACTCTCTAGGTTCTTTTGCATCTGACCAAACTTGGTATTCAAGTTGTCAATTTCATTCTTTTTGTTGATGCAGGCGACTTTATTCTTTTGTACCTCTGCCGTATATCTTGCCAAGTCCCAACCACGACGATCAGGTTTAACTGGAATCAATGTGTCACGGAGTTTTTGGATCTCTTCTTTCTTTTTGTCAACGAGAACAGAGAGATCGTTTAGGGCATCAATCGTGACAC